TTGAACTTGGTTCTATACATACGTATGGAGTTCAAAATCATATGGCGAATCAGATTCTCATCAATATCCAATTTCTGTGTAACAATGTTAGAAATTGCGATACCATTGTAGTCAATAATAATCATAATAATCTCCTTTATGTTAGATCTATTCTAACACATCTTCATCTGATTGTAAACCTAAAATATGCTTTCTATGAATTTTTCCTCCAACAAAAGCATTATAATATTCATCTGGCTTAAGAAGAACGTCATATTCTAATTGGTATTTCATTTCATAGTAAGAACATTGGCCTTTTGTCTTACAGAGTTTTAGAATCTCACGATGGTAATTGTCTTCACCTTTTTCTTCTACAAGCAATTGTACTTCTTTACTTGAACCAAAATACTTTCTCCAGTCAGACTCAGCACGCGTTCTAACTCTACGTTTTCTTTTCTTTGTTTTTGGTAATATTTTAGGTTTCCAGAAAAATTTCTTACCAATATATTTCATACCGGTATCAAGTTCTGTAATCATATAGACGAAGCCCTGGTATTCCTCAGGTGTTTCATCAAACTCTTTTCCATTATAATGCCACATAAAAAAAATAGCCCCTTTCGAGGCTATTTATTAATCATCTTCAATTAGTTCAAAGACCGAATCTTCTCCACACATTGGACAAAATTGTGGAGTATTATCATCTTCGACTACTACTTCTGTAACGCTATCACATACTTCGCATTCTGTCCAATATGTTTCTTCCATTTGATCTCCTTAAAATGTTATTTCGCAGGCGCCGCCTTGACATGCCGTAGCACCCATGGTATCTATATCTGTAAATCTCTTTTCATTTAGTTGAGCTACAAAATCTACAGCTGTAAAGTTTTGTTGAATCTTTGTCCATTTATGTAAGAGGAACACGTCTTTCAAACAATATTCTGTTTCCTTTGTGTCTCCCATAAAGTAGTTATCAGCAAATTTATTAAATCTACGGATCCATTCAGAACGAATATCAGATACCTCACCGCGCCATTCCTCAGGCATTTGAGCTACTTGACATGCTTCCCACAAATCTCTAAATCCTTGTTTACGTGTATCAACAATTAAACCAGATGCGAATAATGCAGCTTTGCCATATTTATCAACGATTTGATCTTGTGAAAGAACTTCGGTCATCGGCGCTTGCGCAAAGTCTTTATCGCCCGAACCACCCAAGAAACTAATACCCGCAAAAGAATGGCGATTGTCATAAACATAATCCTCTACTTGTGACCACATATGAGGTTGTACTGTTACAGTATTTGATACGTTATGACGAAGATCTGGATTTGCACAACGCTCTGGACTTGTACCAGCTTCTACCCAATTGTTTTGTACTACTTTTACTTTTTCCAGTAAGTTAGTTCCATATAGATCTTCTTTATATAGAGAACCTTCTGGAGAAATAACTGGGAAAGCTACACAATAATCTGTATTACTTGCTGACCAGACAGATTCCTCAACCATGTAAGGATTTGACTGAGCGATGAGTTGTGCAACTTCTGACTCTTTATTCAACTGAACATGTCTTAGGTACATTGGAGCGTGCTCTGCGTGAATGCCAGAGGCCGTCTGGAGTAGTACCGAGGCGTTACCAGAAGGCTTAACGCAAGTAGTACGAGCAGCTGGATTAATGCCAATAAGTGCTGCAACTTCTTCATTTACAGTTTTGACAATTTCAGCTCCTTCATTTTGAACTTCTTTATCAAACAAAACATCTGGATTATTCATCCAACCAGTAATTGATACACCAAGTAGTGCTTCACGATCGAAGATTTTCTTTGATGTTTCACTAAGATATTTGAAGTCAGTATAACCAGCCTGTAGTGTACCCATGATAGATGCTGCACGACATGCTTTAAAGAACTCTTCTTTTGTAGTACACTTACCACCATTAATTTCAGTTAGGTTACATCCTTGCCAACCGGATTGTCCTTCAAACTGCGGATACATTCCGATCTCAACGCAAGGATTGGTTGTAAAGTCTTTGTCCTCGACGAAGTAAAAACCGGGTTCACCGAACTCTTTGATAGACCCCATAATTTTCTTGAACTCTTCTCTCGTAATCTCATCTCTAACAATAACAGCACTATTATTAGAGCGACCACGTTGAGGGTTATCGATAAACCAATTACCAGTTTTAGCATTAATCATCTCCTCATCATTTGGTGAGAACAAACAAATAGTAGCTGAACGGCGAACCCCACCAGCAAGTACTGCATCAGCTGCATGCATTGCAATGTCATAAACTTCAATAGGCTTTAGACGATTACGACCAGATAGTACAATACCTTGAATCATATGTTCAATTTTATCTAGAGCTTTACGTAGTGGTTCTGGTCCTGGAGCTTTAAATCCACCAGAAATCTTAGCACCCTTTGGACGAATATTTTGCAAATCAAAATAAACTTTACGTCCTTCAAACTCTGGATGTGTACCACCACCAACAAAGTATGAAGACATTAGAACTGATAGAGAATCTGCCCAACCTTCAATTGAGTCCTCAATCACGTAGCCCTTCGCCTGTTTCTTTCTTTCCGCGACATCAGGCAACTTAGCAACGTGGTGTTCCTGCACTGAGAAGCCTGCGCCAGCCCCACAGAGAAGGATATAAAATAGCTCGCCAAAGAATGCAGCTCTATCTGCGTATGAAGAAGTACAATTGTACATTCTCATTTGGTGTTTACGCAATTGTTCACCACCAAATTGTAAAGCACGTTGAGCGCCTAGAGCATATTGTAGTTTATATAGAGATTCTGCTTCATCAATAAGGTGTGAAAGTTCTGGAGACATTTTGTCTTTATAGTAATCACGGTGCATATTCATTACACGTGTTACAGCTTCTTCCCATGTCTCGTATCGATCTTGTTCCTCATTCCATCGACTGTAACCTTCATAGAATTTTGTTTGTGACATTAGATGTCTAGTATTTTTGTCTTGGGAATTAGAAACAACTTTGAGCATAGTGACCTCGTTAAAATGTGTAAAAAATAGTACGCACAAGAATTTGCGCGTATGAAGTTCAGTTTTCTTTATTGGTAGAATTATATATCAAAACTCCGGATTCGAAAACCGGTAAAATGATGGTTAAAAATAAAAATTTTATTCTTTTTTATGTGTAGTCAAAAGAAATTTCGTTTGCTTCTGGTGATGATAACATTTCAATTCGTTTGTTGTTTATAAAATAGTCATATACAATATCGCTAATATATAAATGACCATCAATATTGAAGTGAAAACCATCTGTTTTATCAAACCCAAACAATTCTAAATGATTATATAAACCTGTGATCGCTTGATTTGATATAAACGTATTCATATCTAACTCTTTATACAAAGGATCTTCTTCCATATCTTTGAATCCATAAAAATTTAATATGAGTAATGGAATATTTAGTTCTTTACATAATTTTTGAAAAGAGCAATGTTCTATTAAGCTTCGCAATTTAGGTTCTACAAGTGTGGTATCTCCAACTGGTCTAGTTTCTGAATACAGCTGTTCTTCATACTTTTCTTCATTATCAATGACGTTTTTTACTCCAACTCTAAGTATTCTCCTTAAAAAAGATCCAGTATGTTTTTCATTTTTTTGAAGCTCGTATCCTCTCCAACTAAACAATTTTAGATAATATTTGCCATAGTCACCAACTTGAGTATCAAAATTATTTGGTAATATTCGACCAGATTTGTTTCCACTGAAAATATGATCTCTAAAATTATCTGAGGTTTGCATGATTACATATTTTGGAAGATCTTTTCTTTTATGTTTAGCCCAAATCAAATAGGTATAAAGTTCTTTATAAATTAATCTATTTGATTTTCCTTGAAGAGATAAATTTATAATTGGCATATCCATTTTATCAGATAAAATTTCTGGCCAATTAAGATTTTTATGCTCTGGATCTAAACTTGTAGAAGTGCTAAAAGAACATCCATTAATCAATATCATTATAAAAAACTCGTGTTTTATTTAATTTTTCAAATAGAAAACAATCATATCTATCGTTTACAATTGGCCGACCTCTAATATTGAGAGAAGTATTTAAAAGCATCGGCACACCAGTTTTTTCGTAAAACTCTTCTAAAATTTTCCTTAAAATTGATGGATTGTCTTTTCTTACAATTTGAACTCTTGCTGTTCCATCAACATGAGTCACAGATTTATAATCATGTTTAGCATCACAGCTGTACTGCATGTATTCATTCATCGGTCCTTCAAAGTATTCATTAGCATATTCTTCCAAGATTGCAGGTGCAAAGGGTCGAAATTTTTGGCGCCGTTTAACTTGATTAACTGTGTCTTTAATATCTCGTCTGGGATCAGCAATAAGGCTCCGATTCCCCAAAGCACGAGGACCAAACTCTGCACGACCACTAGCAATCCCGCAATAACTATACTCAAGCAAATGGTCAACAACTTCTGTAGCATTTATTTCTCCCATTTCATAACCAAGATAAGGATTTTTCCATTCTATTTTATTTTTATTATTTGCTAAACCCCAAGTTCTTGCAGCAGATCCAATTGAAGATCCACCATCAGTTGGATTAATAGCTATCCACATGTCTTGGAATAAAGGTCTAATTTTAG